AGGCCCAGATCGAATGCAGAAAAAGACCCGAAGTTTACTAGAAGAACTAGACTCGTTGTATGTAGAGCGTGATCGCCGCCTGATAATCGAAACTCGGGCCGACAGCATTATATCCAGCGCCATACGACTGATAGAACAGATCGAAGCAGAGTTTGGCGCAGAACAAGCTGACAATCTCACACGTAAATTGCTCAATGCAATACGTACCAAGGATGCTGGCAAGTTCTCGCGATCAGTTAGGAGAACAAATGCAGATTCATGAATTAACACGACCACGCCGAGTCAACGAAGGCTTCTTGGGCGGTGCGGCCGCAGCATTGGGAGGCATAGCCAAACAAGTTGGCAAACAAGCAATAAACAAGGCTGTGGGAGGAGATGTAACCTCGCAAGATGGTCCTGCTCAAAGCCGTGAGCAAGGATTTAAGAGCATGGTTAACAGTCCTGCGGCCAAAACTCTGGCTACCTCCATGCAGGCCGCTTGGGCAGAAACTGTGCGAAACTTCTTGACCAATGCCAAAGATTCAATGGGCAATCCTGCTACCAGTGTAAGAGGGGTTAGTACACCCAGCACTGAAGCGTTGAAAACTGAACTACGAACATTGGTCAATAAAATGATTGGTGGTAGCCAAAGCTCAGCATTTGATTATAGTAATATGGCCAACAACATTGGCGACCCTGTTGCCAAAGCCGGAATTCAAGAAATTATTGCTAGAATTAACGAATATACAGAGTCTATTTTTAAAGCAACTGTTCTTGGTATCGATCCTAAAAATTTATCCAATGACTGGCTCAAATTAGTAGGCGATGGTATATTGCCGGCGCAGAACGCAAGAGCCTATGATAGCAAATCTGGTAGTGTAATAACAATGTCTCCAGCAGCCACTAAAATAGCTGATTTGTTAAGATTAGACGACGGGGATATCGTGAAGATTAGACAAGCCATTAGCAACCCTGGCGGAGATCGAGTTGCTGCTACAATTCTTAATAAAACAACACCTGCAACAATAGCTTCTCCCTTGATTAAACAATTTGGACAACAAACAAAATTGACTGATACAGAGCTCACGTCAATGTTAGCTATGGCACGAGACGCTGCAAATGATGCAGCCTTTAAAGAAATATTTGGATTACGAGCATGATGTATCTCAAGGAAGGCGGCAACGTATTTAAAGATGCACAAGGTAAACCCGTAACACAACGCATCAGTCAAGCAGACATACCCAGCACAGTGGCTTGGTTAGAAGCAGTCACAGGTCTTGATTTGTCACATGATAAAGATGAGAACGGTGTTCCTGTCAAGTGGTTGGGCTCAACAGGCAAGAAACCTGACTCAGGTGATCTAGACCTTGCTGTGGATGCCAATGAAATAACCAAGGCCGAACTCAAGGGTCAACTAGACGCCTGGGCTACAAAAAACAAACAAGATCCCAAGGAATGGTGCAGACTGTCAGGCGAAGCTGTGCATTTTAAAACACCCATACAAGGCGACCCCAAGCGTGGTTATGTGCAAACAGACTTCATGTTCATGCCCAATTTGGAATGGGGCACATTCTGGCTGGGTGGTGGTGCAGGATCAGCCTACAAAGGTGTATTTCGTAATGTGCTGATGTCTAGCATTGCCAAAGCACTGGGACTCAAAGCCTCAGCCAAGGGCATCATCAGTCGTCAGACTGAAAAAGTAATCACAATGGATCCAGATCAAGCCGCTGGCATATTGCTAGCGCCACAGTACAAACGCAGTCAGCTAATGACCGTGGAAAACATTTACAAAGCCTTGGCCATGGATCCTGATCGTGATGCCAAACTGGCAGACTTCCGTGAATATCTCTCACGTGAGGGCGTAAAAGAACCCGAAACGGGCATGGCAGAAAGTGACGTTAACTTCCTGGCACGTCTACGTGATAGAATTGTAAATCGGGGTTATGTTGCTCTTGTGGAGGCTGAACAGGCCGGGGTGGGTGGTAGAGCCAAGGGTATTGAACACCTGGAAGATCTTGTGTTCCGTCGTGGCACACAAGGCATCCGAGACGCACTAGAAATTGTCAGTCATGCCACTCAGCAACCCCGAACTGTCACAGCCAAGTGGGACGGCAAACCTGCTGTGATATTTGGGCGCAAGCCTGCCACAGGCGAGTTTGTGCTTACAGACGGGTCGGGATTTGAAGCCAAAGGCTACGATGGCCTTGCTACCAGTCCCCAAATGATGGCTGACATACAGAGCAAAAGATCCGGGGACAGAACTGAATTGATTCAACTGTATGCCACATTGTTTCCTGTGCTAGAAGCCGCATTGCCCCCAAACTTTCGTGGCTATGTCAAAGGCGATTTGTTGTACATGTCAACCCCGCCTGTGGAAGCAGGCAACTATGTGTTCCGTCCCAACACTGTGGAATACCGAATCCCAGTCAAGAGCACTCTAGGACAACGCATTGGTGCTAGCAACATTGGCATTGCCGTCCACTCAATGTATGCAGACGCAGGTGATGCACGTCAACCCTTGAGTGGTGTGGCGTTTAATCCAGTTCCTGGACTGATGTTGGAAAAGCCAGCAAGCCCTCGTCAACTAGAAACTGAAACCAACGCTGAAAAACAACTCAAACAGTTGATCAAGTCTCAAGGCCAAGCAATTGACACCTTGTTCAATCCCACAGAATTGCGAGCACACAAGATCACAGACCTGGCAAAACTGTGCGTGGACTTTATCAACACCAAAGTGGGCGCACCACTCAACGGTGCTACACTACTGCCTGAGTTTGGCAAGTGGTTGGAAACAAAGGTTACCCCGCAAAAGTTTCGCAACATTGTGGAATACTTGAACAGCCCTACTTCAAATACTCCTGCACTGGCAGCTGCATTCAACGCATTTAACTTGTTGCATGACGTCAAAATGCACCTGCTACGCCAAGCAGACACAGAGCACCCAGGGCAAGAAGGCTGGGTCATGGCCACCCCTGTAGGCTATGCAAAGGCGGTAAATAGATTTGATCCCAATGCATTTGCGGCTCAAAATAGACAGAGAAACAATCCGCAACAGGCGTGATTTTTCCAAACTGGCTAAATAAAAGCAGGTCCACCGAGACCACTAACTTAAAGGAAAAATAAAATGGCAACATTTACAAAAGTAAACGGTACTACACAACCGTCATTCGCAATTGACGTAGCAAACGGTTCTATCGCAGGAACAGCTAACGTAGCAGCTCAAGGTCCAGTTCAGATCCAAGGTCCAAAACTTGACTTCTTCACTTTAACAGCTAACGCCGCGTTGACCAACGCTGGTAACGTTAACGGTTACTTGAACAACGTTTTGACAGCAGTTCAACAACTTGGTACAATCGCAATTTACCAAGCTGGTGCTACAGCTGGCACAATTAACTTGGCTATCTATCCAAGTGGTGCTTACACCACAACAACATTGGTTGCAGCCGCGCAAACAGCCAACGCAACTGGTGGCTTGAACATTGGTATCCCAACTGCCAACGTTTCTGCATCAGCTACATTCACTAACCTGTAATCAGTTAGCGATCGTCAAAACCCTGGACGTAAAAACTCCAGGGTTTCTTTTTGGCATTAAATACTCACAGAATGAAGATCACATGCCGTACCCTTTTTGATTGCAGTCTCACCGGTGTAACTGGACACTACAGATCAAGCGAAATTCCATTTGTGGATCGTGCTGGGCAAACCATACGCAATCAACAAGACTGGAATCATTCGCGTAATCAGCAACGCAATTGGGAAACCCTGTTGCAGATCATAAGTCTCAGAACCCAGCCCGTTGACCTTACTGTGCCCGAGAAAAAAGACACAGCATGGGAGTTTGAGTTTAGATCTGAGTCAGAAGGTGTGTTTGAAATGCATGGCAACCCAGACCCATTAGCTGGACTCAAACAAGATTGCGAAGGGGTTCCCATGATGCTGAATCTTACTGAACAACCTAGCATGTCCCCCACTATTGCCACATCGGGTGATAATCAAAATATTTGGTTCATTGCGGTAAATAATGCATTGGAGCAATCATGGTAGATACAACTGACATTGAAAAGAAAAGTTTGGAAGCACATGTTGAACTATGTGCAGAACGTTACCGGGCACTGGAAGTACAATTAGATTCCATGATTGTGTGCATTGATGAGATCAAATCAGACGTCAAATTGGTACATAGCATAGTGCATCGAATGGGCGAACAACGCAACAATCAGCTGATCACTTGGGGTATTGGACTCATTGGATTTTTAACAGCAACAGTAGGCTGGTTACTTGCTCACTATGTATTTAAATGACTCAAGAACAAAAACTAAATGCCTGGGCTGAACGAGAGCTCAAACGTAATATCGATTCTATTATTATAGATGACGGCACTGGTTCTCTTGTGGTTTTTGGAAAATATTGTATACAGCCAAAGGATGCCAGATTTCAAGTCAGCACCTGGGACAAAATAATTCATTCTTTCAGCACAAAGAAAACAGCTATGAGTTGGTGTACAACAGATCATCAACAACACTACAATTTATCTAATCAAATATTGGTACTAGACCGTAAAAAACAATCATTAGCAGCGGATATATACTGCCGACAACTCACTGGCGAGCGTGGAAAAACAGAATCATTTTATGAAATCATAAACATGAAACTGCAACCCAAAATAGACCAATACAACTCAGTTACAGCCGAACTAGAGAAATGTGTAAATCAGGCTAAATATATGCAAATTAAGGGATTCAATAATGAAACTGCAAGAACTATCGGCTCCAACGCCAAGTAAACAAATTGCCAAAGTATTCGAAAGTTACTTTGGTAGCCGCATTCGCTTTGACCAATTAACACGTGGGCAAACTCAAGCAATGTTGGGCAAAGTACGTGGTATCTTGGGCGAGCATCGCAAAACTTCTCAACGTCATAGCAGTGAGCAAGACCCACGTTACCTGCAATTGGTAATGATGGAACAGGCATTGTCTAGTCGCTTGAAAGAAAATGTCATTCCACCTGCTCCCGGTTCTACTCCTGCTCCTGGCGCTGCTTCTGCAACTCCACAGGCCGCTGTTGCTGGTGGTAAACCTGCTGTGGCTGGGGCAGTTGCTAAGGATCCTAAATTGGCTGCCGCACTTAAAAAGAGTTCAGCTGGCCAAACATTGAATCCTGAAGAACAAAAACTAGTAGCTGGCGCCGCAATGATGCAGGCTGAAAGTCGTTTCCGCAGAATGGCACGCCGACTGAACGAAAGCGAAATTCAACAAGCTCAAGTTGTGTTGGCCGCTCAAGACATGGTTGACAAAATGCAAGCCATGTTGGAAGATGTGAGTGAACTGCAATTCAAAGAGTTGCCAGCCTTGGTTGAC